GAAGATACATTACCTGCCGAAATATGGGATTCTAGATTAGGTCCAATATTTTGGGAAAAATTTTTAGAGGCGTATCCTGATAAATTGTTTGATGATGATATGAAACACATCCAACATTATTTATTTGTGAGATTCTCGAAACTATCAGCACAAGAGTTTTTAAGAGTAGCTAAACTAATATTAGAAGGAAACCCACAAGGTGCTCAATTTATTCAAAGAATGGTTGACGAAATCGTTAATGATTTGAAAAAAGATGAGTATGAAGATAAAATGGGTGACGATAATGATGATGATGACTACGGTGACGACGACTTGGATGATTTTGATTTGTCGGCACTTGGGTTCTAAAAACCAATCCGACTTATGTCAAATTTAACAAAAGAACAAGTATTAATTGAATACGTAAAATGTAATAGAGATGTTGAATACGCACTTAGAACGTATTTAGAAACATATGATAATACGGTTAAAAAATATGTTCCATTAGAACTTTTCCCGGACCAATTATCATTATTAGAAGATTACGAGGAATACAATGAGAATATAGCATTAAAGTACAGACAGGCCGGGGTATCAACAGTTACCGCGGCTTGGATGTCTCGTAAACTTGTATTCGCAAGAAAAGAAACCCCCGAGAAAATATTGATTATTGCCAATAAGTTGGATACTTCATTGGAGATGGCAAATAAAATAAAAGCGTTCGTTGCTCAATGGCCGTCTTGGACCGGTGTGGATTTTGATAAAGCAAAAAATTCCCAAAAACATTATAAATTAACAAATGGTTGTGAGGTTAAAGCCGTTGCGACATCTAAGGATGCCTTGCGTGGATTTACACCTACAATACTTGTATTTGACGAGGCGGCGTTTATCGAAGCCGACAGTGACTTTTGGGCTGCTTGTATGGCGTCCCTATCTACGGGGGGTAAAGTAATTGTTGTTTCAACACCTAACGGATACGACCCAATTTACTATGAAATATACGACCAAGCGTTACGTAATATGAATGATTTCAAAATTACTGAGATGTTTTGGTATCGTGACCCACGTTATACTAAAGATTTATTTTTAGTTAAAACTGATGATATAATTCATTTCCTATTAAATAAAGAAGATTATAATCCGGATGAATTTCTTGATTGGGCTAAAATACCTTATGAACATAGAAATTATAAAGAATTAAGAGTTCTAATGGATGCCGGTTACAAACCTTGTTCAAGTTGGTTTGAGGCGATGGTTAAGAAATTAAAATATGATAAACGTAAAGTATCTCAGGAGTTAGAATGTAACTTCTTAGGTTCGGGGGATAACGTATTTGATTCACTTATGATGCAAAAAATTCGTGAGAATATGATTCTTGAACCTATATCAAAATTAATGGGTAATGCTCTTTGGATTTGGAAAGAACCTGTGATTGGTCATAAATATATTATGGGTGTCGACGTTTCTCGTGGGGATTCTGAAGATTTTAGTTCATTCCAAATTGTAGATTTTGACACTCAAGAACAAGTTGCTGAGTACGTGGGTAAATTACCTCCCGACACTATGGCGGAAATTTGTCATAAATGGGCGACAAACTATTCTTGTTTTGTGGTAATTGATATCACGGGAGGTATGGGTGTTTCAACATCAAGAAAACTCCAAGAAATGAATTATAAAGATTTATATGTTGATGGTGTTGACACGGCAAACAAATGGAAATACGACCCAAAAGCTGCGGAGAAAATTCCGGGAATAAACTTTAATAATAAAAGGGTTCAAATCATTGCTTCGTTTGAAGAAGTAATGAGACATGGATTTAGAATTTATAGTTCCCGTTTATATAATGAAATGAATACTTTTATTTATATGAATGGTAGACCTGACCACCAAAAAGGTCATCATGACGATTTAATTATGTCTATTGCGATGGCAACCTACGTTGCGGAATCGTCTTTTAGTAAATTGACTAAAGTTACTGAACATACTAAAGCAATGATTGATTCTTGGGCGGTTACTAATAATGACAATGTAAGTGAATCATTAGCGTTTAATCCTGTTATACCAAATACTCGAGAAAGAATTGGTCAATTTAGTAATGGTAATATAAGTATGGACGATTATATGAGATACGGCTGGTTATTTGGTGCAAGATAATATTTATCAAATAAACATAAATGGGTATTACCGATAGAAAAACATCTACATTAAATAATAGTATAACATTTGACGCAAATGCGGATTTGTATGCAAATGCAACTCTTAATTTGGGTGTCGGTAAATCAGGTGGTTTTGTAAATCGAAAAAAATCAGGTAAAATTTTCGCAGGTTCTAGAATGGTTGTTCCGGGACAAGATATTTTAAGTGTTAAAGTGTTTGAACCTGATTTTAATAGACCTAGAACTGTTGATACATTTAGTGGGGCTCTTCCACCAACACCAACCCCTGAACCAACACCGACTCCAACACCAACACCACCACCAACTAGTACACCAACACCTACACCAACACCTACAATGACTCCGTCACCAATTGTTGAGATTTGTTACTTAGCAACTGAGGACTTTATCCGTATTATTGCTGAAAATGGTGATAACTTAATTGTTGATTGTGACCCATTCCCAATACCTGTACCACCGGTTAATTATCCAACGCCAACCCCCACACCAACAATCCCATGATGATATTTGGTTAATCTAAACTATTTATTAAAATAAAAAAATATTTAAATTTTTCATATGGAAAACAATCAAAATAATGATTTAACGGTTTGGCAAAGGTTATCCAAAGCATTTGGACCAAATTCGTTATTGAATCAAGATTATCCCGTATATCAGTTAGATAAGAAGGAATTATTAAAAACCACTTCTAAAGATGAATACGAGAGAGAAAAATTACAGGCACAACAAACTTATTATCTAGCCAATCAATGGACTAAAATTGAAAGTAATTTATATACTCAAGCGGTATATTATGAACCAACTCGTTTAGCCTCATTTTATGATTATGAATCGATGGAGTATACTCCTGAAATTTCTGCCGCTTTGGATATCTATGGTGAAGAATCAACAACTGTTGACCAGAATGGTTATATGTTACAGATTTATTCTGAATCAAAAAGAATTAAAGGAATCTTAACCGACTTATTTAACAACGTATTAGATTTAAATACTAATTTACCTATGTGGACAAGAAATACTTGTAAATATGGGGATAACTTCGTGTATCTAAAATTGGATGCTGAAAAAGGTATTGTTGGGTGTATGCAATTACCAAACATTGAAATAGAACGTTTGGAAAGAGGTATGGCAGCAAAATCAGCAAATGTTGAAGAACCGGCGGAAAACAAAGGTTTACGTTTCAAATGGAAAATTAAAGACATGGAATTTAACTCATGGGAGATTGCTCACTTTAGATTATTAGGTGATGACAGAAAACTTCCTTACGGTACTTCTATGTTAGAAAAAGCAAGACGTATTTGGAAACAATTATTACTTTCAGAAGATGCGATGTTAATTTATAGAACTTCAAGAGCACCTGAAAGACGTGTATTTAAAGTTTATGTTGGTAATATGGACGATAAAGATGTTGAACCATATGTACAACGTGTTGCTAACAAATTTAAAAGAAGTCAAGTAGTGGATAATAAAACAGGTAATGTTGATATGAGATTTAATCAAATGGCTGTTGACCAAGATTACTTTATCCCTGTTCGTGACCCTGCGGCACCAAGTCCAATTGACACATTACCGGGAGCACAAAATTTGGCGGAGATTGCCGATATTGAATATATCCAAAAGAAACTATTAACCGCACTTCGTGTCCCTAAAGCATTTTTAGGTTTTGAGGAAGTAACGGGTGAGGGTAAAAATTTATCTTTAATGGATATTCGTTTTGCAAGAACAATTAATAGAATTCAAAAATCAATGATTGCTGAATTGAATAAAATAGCGATTATTCATTTATTTTTATTAGGGTTTGAGGATGAATTGTCAAACTTTACTTTGGCACTTACAAACCCATCATCACAAGCTGATTTATTAAAAATTGATATTTGGAAAGAGAAAATTTTATTATATAAAGATGCTGTTGCGGCTATTGAAGGTATCGCTCCGGTATCTGTTACATGGGCTAAGAAACACGTGTTAGGATTCTCTGATGAAGAAATTAAATTAGATTTACAACAACAACGTATTGAAAAAGCAGTTGGTGCGGAATTAACTAATACCGCAACAATCATTACTCATACGGGTGTGTTTGATACTATTGATAAATTATACGCAACTAAATCCGGAACTACTGCTGTTGGTGCTACGGCACCTGCCCCACCACCTGGTGGAGGAGGTGGAGGAGGTCTTGAATCTGACTTAGGAGGAGGTCCTGAATTAGGTGGTGCACCTGAATTAGGTGGCGAGGCTGACTTAGGTGGAGCACCTGAACCGGGTGGTGAAGCTGAAATAACTCCCGAATCTGTCAAACGGGATAATCTAAATATATTATTGGAAAGTGGTAATCTAACTGAAGACGATTCTTATATTGATTTATCTCGAGCAAGAAATTCTTTAGGTGATATGGAAAAAGAATTGGATAAAATCTTAAATGATTGATATTTATAATTAAAAAAGAAAATGACAAAGTTTGGTATATTAAAATCGAAGATAGAAAACGTATTACTTGAGTCGTATAAAAACGACACATTTAAAGAAGAATTAAAAACATTTAAAAAACTTGTATTAGAGAATAAAAATGTTAGTAAAATTTTCTATATGTATGATGAGTTAAACTCTAAAAAAGGTTTAAGTGAATCATATTCAAGGGAATACATCCACGAATGTGTAACTCTATATGAAAATGCTGTGAATAAAATTTTACCAGCAGATTTAAAAAAATTAAATATGTGGGTTAGAAATACTAACTCTAATAACTCATACGAAAATATTGATAACTTATTTTCAACAGATGTTTTAACTATCGAATCAAGAATTAAAAGTAAAAATTTAATTATTGAGAATTTAAGAAAACTTCCAATTACAGAATCTAAAGGAATTGAACTTCCATTATCAACTATGGTTAGTGTGGCTAATAAAACTATTAAAAACTATATAGACACTTTAAGTGAATCTGACAAAGCTGAAATAGTTAAATTGTTATCTGAAGATGATGGTGAATTGTCAGTGAAATATAACACCCTTAAAGAAAATGTTGTTGATAAATTAACAGCAATGAAGAATTCGTCCGAAGATAATTCAGTGAAAACTAGAATTGATGAAACACTTACAAAAGTGTTATCAGAGAAGTACGACAAATTAACGTATTTTAAACTTAAAAGTTTAAACGAGAATCTTTAATCGTTATCCGAATAATATTTTAATTGAACGTGTTTAGCCTTCGCTAACACGTTTCTTTTTTTTACGGAAGGTTTGATAAATTCTTTTCGCTTATTAAGTTCAGAACTTTGACGTGTCTTGATAACTTTACTTTTATAGAGTTTCAGTGCTTTCTCTATTGGCGTATTTTTATCTAATTTAACTATTAACATATATAACATATATATCAAAATAACAAAAAATTTGACCTGACCCCTTATTTTACCTATCTTTTTTAAAAATAAAAGGAAAAATATGAAAATTAATGAAAAAGGGGAAAACCTCTCAACTAACAGGTTTCAAAACCGCGAAAGTTGTTTATGGAACAGTTGATTCTGTAAACTTGAAATCACTTTACTTAAACATACAAACATGGGTCGAACCAATCAATGAATCTGATAATTGGTCGAGGACTGTTTTAAATTTAAGTAGAGGCGTTAAACACTCGGTTTACGAGTCGTTAAATAATAAAATTTTTGATACAAAATTTATTGTAGATTTAGATTTAAGGTCAAGTGGATTAAATTTGGGTAAAAAATCATTTATGAATTTAGAAGTCAATTTCTATGTTATAGAAGAAAACCTCGATTTTAAATCAAAACAAATTAAAGATACATTATTAAAAATTACAAATAAAATCTACAATGATAACTTTTATGACAACAATTATTTTAAGTTTTATCTAACTAAAAAAATCAAATCCGTTAAAGATACGTTACAAATCGATAATGTTTAATATTTATTATTAAAACATTTAAAATGAGTTTAAGAATATTACAACCGAACGAATCAGGAAAAGGTATATTAGTTGAATACGATGCCGGATATATTAATCCAAAGGATAATCGTAACGAAACATTAATAAGAGAATCTAATGAAATGTTAGACCACTCAAAACCATTTGAATTTTATGCTGTATTACAAAAATATGATACACCAAATAGAAATGGTCGACTATACCCTGAACGTATATTAAAAAGAGAAGCTGATAATTATAAAAAAATGATTAAAAAGGGGACGGCTCTTTCAGAGTTAAATCACCCGGAATCATCTTTAATTGATTTAGATAGAGTTTCTCACGCAATCACCGAAGTATGGTGGGAAGGTAATGTCCTAATGGGAAAGATTAAATTATTGACATCACCGGGATATCACGAAAGTGGTATTTGCTCAACTAAAGGAGATTTGGCGGCAAATTATTTAAGACAAGGGGTTACATTAGGTATATCATCAAGAGGTGTAGGTTCTCTTAAAAAGATTGGTGAACAAAATGAAGTACAAGACGATTTTGAATTAATTTGTTTTGACTTGGTGTCCTCACCTTCAACTCCGGGGGCATATCTATTCTTGAATAAAGATGATAAACATCTATACGATGAGAACTTAGAAGAAGAGAAAAAAATGAGTGTTGAAAGACATGTTGGTGATTCAGGAAACAAATCACTTGACTTAATGAAAAAATTAAACGATTATTTAGGATATTAAACTAAATAGAAAAAATTATGGACGAAAAGTATTTCATTGCAAAAATCACATTGGACTCAGTTGATAACGAGTCGGGAAAGATTAAAAAATTAAGAGAAGAAAAATTAGTGAGTGGTTATAACCCAACTGATGTAGAGGCAAAAGTAACAAAAGTATTTGAGCATTATACTATGGAATGGAGAATCACCGCAATTGTTGAAAGTAAAATTGATGAAGTGATAGAATAATAATTTATATTCAATAATTAATTAAGGAGACAGAAATGTCTCCTTTTTTTATGCTTTTATTTTTTTTGTAATATTTATTGTTATAAAAAACTCATTATCAAATTAGTAAAATTAATACTTTTTTGATAATGGGAGATATTTATATATTAAAATAACTTAAACACAAATGGCAAAAGAAAAATCTTTAGTTGAAGAAGCTATCATCCAAATGAAAAATTTGGAAGAGGCGGTAGCGGAAAATGCAAAAGGAATACTTGCTTCGACAATGTCGCAAGAAATCAAAGAACTAGTAAAAGAATCTCTTACAGAACAAGATGATGAGGAGATTGACACTGAGGTTGACATGGATGACATGGATATGGATACTGATATGGACGATACAGAAATGGACGACATAGATGTTGATATGGATATGGAAGATGACATGGATACTGATAATATGGATATGGATATGGATGATGAAGACACCATAGACCTTACTGACATAGAAGATGATGAAGAAATCTTACGTGTATTCCAATTGATGGGACCTGAAGACAATATTGTTGTTACTAAAGATGATTCTGGTAACATCAGTTTAAAAGACGAAGAGAACGACAAAGAATATATGATTGTTGGTGAAGGTGAAGATGAATTAGATATGTTCGAAGAATTTGACGAAGAAGACGATATGGACTTCGAGGACGAAGAAGAGGACATGGATTCTGAAGGTATCGAAGATATTATCTCTAAAGTATTTGATAACGACGACGAAGATTCTGAATTTGGAGAAAGTGATGAAATGATGTTTGACGAAGAAGAAGAAATAGACGATGAAGAAATCGTTTATGAAATTTCTTTTGATGACGAAGATGATTCAGAGTTAGAAGAACAAGACGACATGGGCATGGATGATGAAACAATGATGGAATCTAAAATGTCTGTAAAACCAAAAGGAACCGGAATGGGTAATCCAAGTAAATTTAAATATGATGCAAAACCTAATCAAAATGGTGGATTTAAAACTGTGAAAAAATCAGTTAATCCAACAATGGGAACAGGTAAAGCTAAATTTGAATATAAAGAAGGTGAAAATCTTGAAGGAAAAATGAAATCTGTTAAAAAAACAGAAACAAAAGAGCAATCTACTAAAATTGCTAATACAACTAAAAAAGTTGAACCTAAAGAGGCTTCTCGTACATTAGGTAGTGGAAGTAATTTCAGAAGAGGTGGGTTACCAAAACCAAGAGCACACTCATCTTTTAATACTGCAATCAAAGAGAACCAAAACACAAGTGAATTAAAAGTTTTAAGAGAAAAGAATGAAGAATACAGAAAAGCTCTTAACGTATTTAGAAATAAATTAAATGAAGTTGCGGTGTTTAATTCAAACTTAGCTTATGCTACTCGTTTGTTTACTGAACATTCAACATCAAAACAAGAAAAAATAAATATCTTAAGAAGATTTGACGGTGTGGAAAACATTAAAGAATCTAAAAACTTATACAAAGTCATTAAAGATGAACTTACAGGGACTACTTCTCAACCTATGAATGAATCATTAGAAAGAACAATTGCTAAAGCACCTTCAACAGGTTCAGCAGTTAACTTAATTGAATCTAAAACATATGAGAATCCACAGTTCTTGAGAATGAAAGATTTAATGTCAAAATTAAAATAAAAATAAACTAAAAAATTAATAAAAACCAAAAAAATGGGAGCATTATTAGAATCAGGTCTAGTTGGTAACATCGGGTTAAAACACCTTAAAGTTATTAAAGAGGACACAATTAATAAATGGGACAAATTAGGATTTCTTGAAGGTCTTAAAGGTCACTTAAGAGAAAACGTAGCTCAATTATATGAGAACCAAGCGTCTTTCTTAATAAACGAAGCAACTTCTGACGGGTCTTCAGGTTCATTTGAAACTGTTGTATTCCCAATCGTAAGAAGAGTATTCTCTAAATTATTAGCGAATGACATCGTTTCTGTACAAGCTATGAACTTACCAATCGGTAAATTATTCTACTTTGTACCAAAAATCCAAGGATATAAAGATGGTATTGCTGGTCAATACTCAGGTGAACACTACGCACCAATAGGGGCTCCGGGTAACTACAGTGATGGTACAATGCCTTCTCCAAATGGAACGGCTGGTAATCCAAACGCAGGTTATACTACAGGTTCAGGAACTTATAATCCTGTATATGAAAAAAATCTTTATGATTTATTCTATGAAGGTAATGAAGCTCAATTAGACCCTCCGGGATTATTTGACTACTCTAAAGGTCGTTGGTCAGCAATCACTGCTACTACAACTATCCAAAAATGGACAGGTGGAGTTTTAGTTGATGCTACAATTTCTGGAACAACTGACGGAGCAACAGTAATTGCTTCAGGTAACACAAGAAAAGTTATCGTTAAAATGTGTGGTTTTGCTGACACAGGTGCTGGTAAATTAATTGGTCCTGATGGTAACGAAATGGATACAGAATCTTTCTTATCTGATTTAATTATCTATACAGGTTCTGGTTTAACAGTTGCTGCAGGTTCTCCATGTACAGTTTCAACAGGAGCATTATTGTTCAGAGTTGTAACTCAAATCTATGGTAGAGGTATTGTAAAATATGGTAACACAACACAAACTTACTTCCCAAGTGGTAATCCAGCAGGTACTGCATCTAATACAGGTAACGGTGGTACATTCAAAAACGTATGTGACGCTGATGGTTGTATTTGGTTAGAAGTAGATTTATCTTGTCCAGTATGTGCTGATTGTGATTCTACATCATTAGATGGTTACACAGGAACTACAATTTCTCAAGGTTTACCAACTACTTCATTCGCAGCGGCTTTCAGACGTTACGAAGAGTTAGAATTTGAAGATAAAATCGGTGAGGTTTCTTTCGACTTAGATTCAGTTACTGTATCTGTTACAGAAAGAAAATTAAGAGCACAATGGTCTCCTGAGTTAGCTCAAGACGTTGCGGCTTTCCACAACATCGATGCTGAAGCTGAATTAACAGCTTTATTATCTGAACAAGTTGCGGCTGAAATCGACCGTGAAATCTTAAGAGATTTACGTAAAGGTGCAGCATGGAACTTACGTTGGGATTATAATGGTTGGAGAAGAATTTCTCAAACAACTTCTTATACTCAAAAAGATTGGAATCAAACATTAATTACAGCAATCAACCAATTGTCTGCACAAATCCACAAATCTACATTGAGAGGTGGAGCAAACTGGATTGTTGTTTCTTCTGAAGTTTCTGCTATCTTTGATGATTTAGAGTACTTCCACGTATCTAATGCGTCTCCTGAGCAAGACCAATACAACATGGGTATTGAAAGAGTAGGTACATTAGCAGGTCGTTACCAAGTTTACCGTGACCCTTACTTCCCAGCTAACCAAGTGTTAATTGGACACAAAGGAACATCATTGTTAGACACAGGTTACATCTACGCACCATACGTACCGTTACAATTAACTCCAACAATGTACAACCCATTCAACTTTACACCTATTAAAGGTATTATGACTCGTTACGCTAAGAAAATGGTTAACAACCGTTTCTACGGACGTATCACAGTTGATGGTGTTAGAACATTCGATTTAAGAGAATTGAGATAATCAAAATCTTAAAATATTTAAGAAAAAGGGACTATATGTCCCTTTTTTTTTTGGAAAAAAACGAAATTTAATTAATAACAAAGTATTTATATTAAAAGAAAATTATGAAAAATTTATTTGAAATATCGAGTGAAGAGAAAAATAGAATCTTAAATCTTCACGAGAATGCAACAAAAAAACAATACTTGATGTCGGAACAATCGTTTAACGAGATAGGTGGGGTTTCATCAACACAATCAACTTCAAAAACATCATTTCCAAAACAAAATATAGGAAACCAATTTAAATTTGGTGAATATCAATCAAATACAGTTAAAAATGCGATTGCGTCATTAAAACCAAAAATAGAAGAATTTATTAAAAATAGTGGTGGTAAAAATTTTGTAGTTAACATTAGTGCTGGAGAATCAAATGTTACAAATCCAAAGGGGTTTGAAGAGAAAGGAAGTTTAGCCTTAGCGAGAGCAAATTCAGTTAAACAATATTTCCAAGAATTATTTCCTGAATTAATTAAAAATGGGACTTTAGTTATTAAAAACCCTGTAAATGTTAGTGAGGTTGTCATAGGTAAAACACCATACGACAAAACAAAAGGTGATAATAAAAATCCGGAAAAAATTAAACAATATAAAAAAGAACAATTTGTGACTTTTGATGTTCAAGGTTCTGGAGAAGTGGGAAATGTTAAAAGTATATGTGATTGGTCGGCAAGTATTACAGGTAAAACAGGGGATGCCGCAAAAAATTATATAACAGCAAACGATAAATTACAAGGTAAAGGTTTATTAACATTTGATACTGGTAGTATTCCGGATAGAATGATTGTTAAAAACAAAAAAGGTGTTATTGTTCAAGATACCGGGTATGTCGCAACCGCACCTCATCAATATGGTGATTTTAAATATGTCCCATTATATGTTGCTGAATTAACTAAATTATATAAAACAGTCGCAGTTAGTGGTAATAAAATAGTTACTATCCAAGTTAAAAGTTTTGATGATTTAATGAAACAAATACTTAATTCGGGTGTAGCAATACCTGAAACACAACAACTTATAGATATGAGTCAATCTGAGGTTTATAATGGTGTTCAACAATTACAAAAATTATATAGTAGAGGTGTTAGAGAATTTGTGATTTATAATATAAGTCCTTCATCAGTTATAACCCCGTTCGATAATAAAACGGGGGATTCTGATGTTATTGTTTATTCTCCGGTTGGTAAAACGGGTTATACATTAACGGGTAAATGTTAATCTTTTTTAACTTTTTCTTGTTTAATAATTTTATAAACTAAGTCACCATTTTTATCGGAGTAACCGATTGATGTTGTTATTACACCATTTAATCTTACCTCTTTAATTGAACAGATTTTTACTTTATGAACTTTAGATAGTGAATCTAAATAGACGTTGGCTTCTTTGTCAACGTCTTTTGTTTTTGGTTTTGTTTGACCAAATGATAATGTTCCAATAAATAATACGGATAGTAATAATAATTTTTTCATAGTGTTTATGTTTTAGATTACAAATGTAATACTTTTTTATTTATTCCACAACATTTTTTTCAACTTTATTTAAAGTTCTTATTGATTTTGAAATAATTTCAGATTCGCCCAATGAAAAGATTCCTGAATGGAATGCAAAACTAACTGCTTGTGTTAGGATATAGATTGATTGTTCTTTATCCATTGTTGATAGTAGGACATCTAAATGGTCTTCGTTATACAATGGGATTGTGTTAAATAGTTTTCCGAATAGTTCTTGTTGTTGTTCCATAATTAAAATTTTGTATATTTATAAGTATATGGATAAAAATAACAAAAAACAAATTAAAGAGGCGACTAGTCATCGTGGGTCAGGACAAGTTAGAGTTCCTTTAAGTCCGGGTGTTAGGTTGTTCAATAAAGAACAACTACAACCTTTTGTTGTTCCTACTTCAAAATATGATAGTGCGGAATTATCGTTTGATAGTTATGATGGTGAAATGAGTACACCAAAATCTAAAATATCTAAAATAGAGAGAGAGTCAAGAAAAATGGCCAAATACGTAAAAAAACATCCTGAACAAAATGATGAGGAAGGTGGGGTATTAAATCAAACTCCCGGTAAAGGTAAGAAAATTGTTCCTATTGATGAAAACACCACTTCTGTTAGTGCCGGAGAATACAATGGTCCTATTGAATTAGGATTAAGAAAATGGATTAAATCTGAATTAGACCCATTTGTTAATACCCTTGAATCTGAATTTAATAATAAAAGTAAAAGTAAAACATTAAAAGGTAATAGGGACACCGTTGTTGGTATGTGGGAAAAAGGTGTTGATGGTACATATCACATTGATACATACGATGTTAATACGGTTAATGAATGGATTGAGATAACCAAAGACACCCTTATAGAAGATGTTGTCCCAAATGAACTAAAAATCCCCTCAAAAAATGAATCATTAAGAAATATAATTAAAAAAGTATTAAAAGAAGAATTTAAAAAAACCCTTACTCGATAGTAGGGGTTTTTGATTTAAGTAAAATTTTATTCTTTAATTTTGATAATGAATGTTCAACTTGTGATTTCATTTGGTCAATTCTTCTCATACGATTTTCTTGTACCCTATTATCGAACATTCTAACCATTTTCTTCCAATCTCTATCGGTCATGGAAATGTTACTATAATAACAAACGTGATTAATGATTGTTATTTTTTTATCATCTAATACTACAAACACTCCCAATTTTTTATTTTCAATAATTCTGTGTGAAGATAGTGGTGCAATTTCATAGATAGAACTTGGATGTTTTAATGTATTACGAAAAATAAACATACAATCTTTCATATCCGCTAACTTACCAGGGTCAACAACATCATAAATTATTTGGAACTCCAATAATTTTTTTCTAACGGCTCTACGTTTTAATTTTCGTTTTATGTATTTTATCATCTTAATAATTTTAACACGACAAAGATACGCAAATTTTTTAAATAACCAAAAATAATAAGAAATATTATCTATAAAATAAAACCCCCAATTAATGGGGGTTTTTTATTTTTAACAATATGGTGATGAACACCTTTTATTTCCGTCTAATCCGGGTTTAGTTCCTTTACACACTTGTACAGCGTACCCGTTTGCGTAAGCTGAAGGGTAAACTTTAAATTTTGATTTAGCGGCCGCTTTACCACGAGCACATAATTTAGTACCGGGTTTCTTTTTACCTTCAGAAACTACCTCATCATTACTTTGACGTTTTGCTTTATCTAAATAATCATAAACTTTGTCTCCGTACATTTGATAAATTTTCTTAATGAACTGAGCAGGGCTCTTTCTAATATATCTAATAACATCGTTAGGAATATACTGTCCGTATTTATCACCAAACAATGACTTTACTTGACGTTCTCTGTCACTTGTAGGTCTTTCAGTGTCTGAAGAATAATCTTGTTCTAAAACAGTTATATTGTCTTCATTTTTAGTTTCATTCATCATAAAATCAAAAACTTGGTCAAGGCTTTCTTTTGCGGTCGATACGTGGTCTTGAGCCCAATCGTGCCCACCATCTAAAACACTTTCAACAGTGTTTTTATTTAATTCTAATAACAAACCTGTTTGTCTATGAATTTGTTCTAAATTACTAAAAAACATATATCTTTCACTATCTTGTTCAGACATAATTCGTTTAACTAATTCAGTTAATTTAGATTCTGATAATTTAACCACTCTTTTCATATTATTATGCGTTTAATCCATTACCACCAATTGTGATGGCGTTTAATTGTACGATAGCTTGATTTTGTCCATTTGTGTAAACCGGATGTGGTGGGACAATAGTAAACGTTCCTCCACTACAATTGTCTTCACATACTAATCCTCCATTACCACCATTATTAGCAATAATTGGTTCAGCACATTCATCACAAGTGTCAAATGGTCCGGCAAGTATCATTGAATTTGCGTAAAATGATACGGTATCACCTGAAGTTAATGATACACATTCACCTGTTGGTAATTGATAAAATTTACTTTCGTCAAATCCTACATTACCTGGTAAAATAATTAATTGTGAATCTCCTCCACAAGTTGTTGCTGTTACGTTAACATTATATGCCATAGTTTTTTTATTTATAAATATCTTATAATTGCAAATACTTTGTATTTACAACTTGAAATTTAATTTGTCGTTTATATGTATTTATTTCACCACTACTTATTACTTGTATATCTATAAAATATTCATTTGGTATTTTGTCTCTACTATCAAATATAAAGTAGTATTCGTTAGGTGTTCTATTAATTTTTGTCCATCCTTGAACTTGTACTTCTGTTGTCCCCTCCTTAACATAAATTCTATATGAAGCGTCCACGTTTAATAATAAATTTTGAGTGGTGTAAGCTTGTTTAATAATCACACCTACTTTACGAGTATCCGTATTTACAATTTGTTCGTCTTGTTTTAATCCGTAAAAATCAAATCCGTATAATAATGGGTTTGCCGATACAACCCCCATTTGGATTGCGTTTTTAAATGGTTGTAATGTAAAATCATTTAATACCTGTGGAAGTGGGAAGTTATTATAACTTATGTTGTACCATCTATCAGAGAATGTACAAGGGGTTTGATACCCCATAAGAGGTGGTATAACAACCTCATAAACTCCTCGTGTTCTTTGACACGTTGTTAATCCGGATAGTCCCGGAATTACATCACCCATCATATCTAATATATCTACATTTGGTGGGTAATCTAAATTTATTGGGTTACCGTTATCAAATAGGTATAAATATAATTTGTTAACTTTACCTAAAGTAAATTGATTTCTATCGTCTTCAATTAAATCATTGTAACTTGTTTCAAGATATGGTTCGTAGAATGTTTGTGTATGACGAGTAAAAAATTGTACTTCGTAATTATCAGTAAGACCTGTAAGATTTTCAACTTGAGGTTTGTAAGCAATTCCCCATCCAGATACATTAGGTATTGTACCATTTAGAACACCATTAATTTCTGCCGTCATATCGAAAGCAATATTTTCATTACCAAATTCAAAATGTTGTGTATCCACAATGGTAATTCCACTAAAAGGAATTGGTCCTAAATTTCTATTATCATAAATCCCCGGTTGTTGCCAAACACCAATTGTGGTTGTTTGAAACCAATTTGACGGTCTATTTGAAAAGTTTTTATCTGATTCACTATATTGATAAATTAAATCCGCAAAATCATATCCAACACCTTCATCCCAAAGTTGAGGTGTTGATGGATTATTATTTAAATAAGGAATTCTAAATAAGATTAAATCAAATGAAGTGGCTCTCATTCTCATTTGAGATGTTAGAGTGTTTAATAGTTCAGCATCAAAAGTAGACGTATTTGTCATTCTTAAAGTATGCGTCATATTGTCTGTACACCCTGTAGTTATAGTTCCATTAAAAATTAGTTGTTTTAATAAAGTTAAATCTAAATCAAAAATAAAACGACTATAGTTATTTGGGTATTGAGTAGTTGCAACATTACCATAGAATAGTTCCATTACAGGGTTTCTACCTGTATTAGTGAAGCTATTTGATATTAGGGTATTGTTCTTGCTGAAATATGAATTAATTATTGACATGAATATGTTTTACATATAAATATCAATTAATTCTAATATTTTGATTTAAGATGGTATTTTCTGCATCTGCAAGGATTGCGTTGATTTCTGCGGATGTTTGTCCGTTACCTGCAGCGACCGGAACAGGTGCCATTGTGGCCACCGGATGAACGTGTCCGGTAACAAATGAAAATATTTTTCTAAGCAACGCCATTAACTCATCTCCTCTAACAACAGGGTATGTTTGATTAAGAATACTATTTTCATCCCCAATAAATTTATCTTGAGGTATTCCGTATAAAGTTTGACTTAATGATATTTTACCTTTAGGACCTGCCGAATCTTGAGATAAGAAATACATACGTTGAGAACCCATAATACTATAAGTAATATCTGCTGGAATAAACTCTGTCGGTATAACTATTTCTTCTTTTAAATCGGCTTGTGGACCAAGAATTGGTTTACCTGATTTATTTTCCCAAACTAAAAACCATCCTTTGTATTTTTTACTTGCAGGGTCTAATGTTATCTTATCATAAAATCTTACATAATTAACGTATTCAGCAACTTCACTAACAAGGTCGTTAGGTGAAAACTTATTACCTGTTGTATATGTTAATTTTGATGGTGTAACAACCAATGGGAATGTTACGTTTGGTGCAAAATTTTGGGGGTTATTAACTGTGTAACCTGATATATTAATGAATCCACTAAACACACCTTGTACAAAATTATTAATAATACTTGATGCTTCATCAAAGGTTTTACTATTAAATTTTATTTCCTCTAATGGTGAACCATAATTTGTTCCAACGGATAATTGTGTGATAGTATCTGATTTAAAATTTGTACTATTTACACTAACACTTGGAATTACATTATATAAACCAACAGAACCATTGAATGCACCTTGAAGATTTTCTAAATTATCAATGTTCCATATAATCATTTTTTTAACAACTTTTACCTGTTCAACTAATCTTGTAATACCTTCAGGGTCTTTAGTTACTTTCTGTTGTGTAAAATTAGATAACTGAAGGAACGCTCTATTAACATTACCTAAAGGTAGTTGGTCTTTTACTAATCGTTTAGTTTTACCGGCTCTAATTAATACTTCATTTTCTTTAACCACCACATCGGCACTTCCTCTACCTAACAAAGCGTTATCACCTGGTTCAGGAAATACTCCAACACTACCTTGATTTCTATAAGCCCCTACTTGGTTTTTAATTGAGATACCTTGAGCGATTCTATCACCTGATGCTAAGAATTTTTTAGCACCTTGATAATTCTCAAACGGACTTATCATTGGGGATGAAAAAGGTCCTTGAACATAAAATTGATTAGTAAACGGAAAATCTTTATTAGAATAAATTATATGAACATATTCATCTTTAAGAGGTACTTGACTAACGTAAAACGGTAATAATGATAAACAAATTAAAGGGTCTCTTGATGTCCAAGGGTCAGTTTCTTCATTCCAATTTGGGATTGACGCTATTATATCTTGATAATTTTTAGTTTCAGGTATAACACGAAGCCTCCCTAACATCATAGGGTCTTGATTATTAAGTACTATTCCGGGAAAAATTATTTGATTACTGACCATTTTTCTTTGTTCTTGATTGATATTCTTTTAAAATAGTATTATACGTTAATTCTAATTTATCTAAATGATGAGTTAATTTTATTAACGATTCTTTAGTTAACGTAAAATCTTCTTGAATAAAATCCATAGCAAATGATAAATCTTTGTTTGATGAATTTTTATAATCTTTAATTATATTTTTTGTTTTTTCGGATTTTTCAATATTAGTCATAATTATAATTTTTTACCAAAAGCACTTGATGGTACTGTTAAACCAGCTGGGGTTATGGTTAATGGACCAATGGCCATTTGAACCTTATTATTGTCAGAATCTTCTCTCGCCATAGCTTTCATTTGTCCAAATTTACCTAAAACATCTAAATTAGGACTACCATCAGGTAATGCTCCCGTTGGAACACCTATTTTTTGTAACTCTTCAATTGCTCCAACAAACGCTCTTGATTCTGAATACCCATCTAATAGTTGTGATGCGAATAATAATGGTAAAGGGATTTGACCACCAAAACCTAAACTACTAGTTATTAAATCTAACAGAGCTAATAATTCATCCACAACACTTTTACACTTCCTCCAATCACTTATAAAAGACGCAACAATTAACAATAACTGAATAAGTTTTAGAATCATTGAAATTCTTTTATCAATTTTTTCCCTAACAATATCACTAATCACTCTTTGAATTAATAATAAGATATCTCTTTTAATTAATTCAAATAATTCTTGAACAAATAATGCACCTATTTTTGAAATAAAATTTATTGCGAATCTTTTAAATTGTTTTGCAAAATCAACCAACCCTTTTATTGCATCTGTCGTTTCTTGACCTATTGCTTTTAACATTACGTATATTGGTAATAATACTTTAGGTGTCAAAAACGCTCCGGCAATACCTTGAGCAATTAATTTAATAAAATTTAAATTTAACGCGGCTTGAGCGTTGGTTTGAATACCCGCACCCCATTGAGGATTATCTGCGAGTACTTGCGTTAAATTATCTGCAGCATTTATGAAATCGCTATTATTGTCAATTAAATTTAAATTATTAATTTGAGCAATAACTGCGGGAAAATCAACCGGTAATAATATATTATCACACTCTTCTAATTCTATTACTTTATTTTTAATATTAGTAACTCTTTGGTCTACCTTTCTTAAATCAATGTCGGTAAATTCAAAAAATGTTTCATCTACACCATCAAGTTCAGGTACTTTGGCAATACCACTAACATCTATTTCACTTCTATTATCAAAGCATAATCCAAGAATTCGTTGAATTAAAATATCAAATTTACTTTGGTCTTCAACTTGTCCTACACCAGCACTGGCGTTCATTGATACTACACCACTTAATGATTCCATAATTGATGCCATCATATTAGTTGGTTCAGTAATTCTAACTGTTTTGTAATAATCAACTAAAAATGTGCCAACTTTATTAACACCATTAACTCTGTTAGATAAATCAACTTTAAACCAAGGACCGGTTTCACCGGTATCTGGTCTTGATTCAAGGTATTGAATATCAAATAAATCTTGACCTGATTGTCCTATATAATTTTGACCATTATCCGCGGAATATGGTTGACCCGTTTGAATTAACCTATATAATTCTTTATTCATAGAAAATGGATAATCTTGAACTAATATTGGGTCTTTTTCATATAAAGGTTTACCTTCAGTTTTTGGGTCTAAAGTTAGAATGTTTAATAAATCTATCGATTTAACTTTAATATAATAAGTAGAGCCTCCGTTATATGCCTGTTGCTGGTCACAACCTACAGCATTTATAGATTCTTCTAACGCTATTTGAGAAAGTTTAGGTTCAATATTTTTAAGAGCGGTGATTAATAATCTTTTAATATAACTTGGAGAACCACTCCCTACTCCTCCGGTAGTGTTTGCTAAATCTAAAAGTTGTTCAAATTGATTTTTTATTTCTTTTTGATAACGTTTAGTTTGTTCCTTGATTTTACCAAGTTGACCTGTTACAGCAGCTTTTTTTTGTTCAAAAGTTTCGCCCGCTTGTCTTCTAGTATCATCATATTGAGTTTTTAACTCATTATAATTTCTGGTAGCAGTAACCTTGTCTTGTATTTTTTTATAATCAACACCTAAATCTAATGACGCCATAACAAATTATTTTTTCATTTTATAAGAACCCTCTGATTTAGATGCGTCTTTTTCGATTAGAGTTTTTAACATTGCGTCGTCAACACCTAAATCAGTAATAGAAAATCCTCCACCATCATCATTGTTGTTTGTTTTTTCCCACATACTTGATTGTAATTTAGATAGGGTTAATTTTTTTTCAACACAATCATTAATAATTTTTTGTTGTTTTTCAATAACCGGACCAATTAAAGTCATGTCTTCAGGTTCTTTCATCATTGTTAACATTTTGTTTTGAATTCTAATAGCCGTACTTCTTTGTTCCACAAGTTCATTGTAGATTTCCTGCATCAATGATAACATTGATTCTTTACTTAAATTAATTTCTTTTTTTGTCGGTCTTGCCATAATTATAAATATTTAATTTATTATTTTTTAGTTAACCATCTGTTGAATTAATGTGTAATACATATTTTTGTATTTTCTCATTGAACCCCTAATTTCTTTAGTTGAAAGATTGGTCATTTCTCTTAAAGACAATAAAATAATATTTTTATTAAACTTGTTATTATCGTTACCAATAAATATTGAGTCATAATTTTCAAAAATGTCGTAAAGAGCGTGACCTAACTTTATTTCATTTTCTGATAGATTTTCTTCTTTGATAAATCTGTCTAATTCAATTAAAAAGTGTTTAATTACTTTTTCAGAATCTAGTCCGTCATTTTCTATGTAATAGGCAAAGTTTTCATTATTTTCCAAATTAGTTGAAATATCTTCATAAGATATTTTTCTATTTGTTTCTTTTTGGTCTTTAATTATTTGACCCATCAAATAGTTTTTACATATTGTACCAAAATAAGAATAAGCCTTCTTTTCACGAGAAGGTTTAAACTTATCTATTTTAGTCATTAAAAACGAGTGAGTGTCTACATGTATCTCCGTAAAGTCCATGTCTTTTCTATATAATTTGTATCTTCGTATGATTGAAGATATCATTTTGTCTAAAGGTTTTTTTAAAAACTCATTGTATATTTTATTTTTTTCTTCGTAAGACGTGGACTCTAAAAATCGTATTACAGCCATTTCTTCTCGAACATCAAAATAATTTAATTGGGTTGGTTTTCTACCTTTCTTTTTTAACTCAACATTTGTATCCCCTGTTAAATTAATATTTTCAGTCATTAAACTTCTTGAGATTCAAATTTTATCGCTCTGTCATTAATGAAAAAATATTCTTTTTTAGCCGATTCAATCCAAAATTTAACTTCTTCCGGAGTTAAGACATCTCTACCATTTTTGTAATTCCAAAAGATTGAGCCATCTCTTAAATTAGTGTGTTTATAACCAATTCTTGGGATAGACATGATGTTAATTGAATTATGTGTTAATCGTAAAAATAACTCATATCCAAACGTTAATTTAAACGATGGTTTAATTAATCCGTAATCAACAAATTTTGATTTTTTGATTACCATTCCTGATGATTGGAAGTTTTGATAATCTAATAAAGTTTCATGAGTTAATATACCCATTTCCGGAGTAAAGTTTGCCGCGAAAGTTGCTTCATTAGTAAACCCGGCAAATTTACCTTGTTGGTCTGTATCAACAACGATTGGTAAAAACGCATCCATATTAGGATATGCTTTTGCGTAGATGTCAACATTCTTAAACCATATGTTAGAATATTCATCATCAAATTCAAATAATGAAACCCATTCAGATTTTGAATTTCTAACACCGTGATTAACTTGTGCCGCGTAATTAGGTTCTTTTTCCCATTCTAATTTAACAACATTTAAGTCACCAAAATCGTAATCTTTTAAAAGTTCAACTAAAGGTATTTCATTTGTGTGAACAATAACTAATTCATTAATTTTTAATTTTTGATTATTTAATGATTCAATACATTTCTTAAAGTAATCTTCAAAAAATGGTGCGGTCGCCGATTTAATCGGTAATATAACTGATACGTCAAAGTAATTTTCCATATTATTCTTCTATTGTTTGTAGTTTATTTAATTGTTCTTCAAATGATTCCAATCTTTTATTTAGGTATCCTTCAAATAAGTTCACTGAAATTTTTTCAAAATCTTCTTTAGTACTTAAATTTTCTGCAGTTTTAATGATTTCTGTTTCTAAATTTTCATTAATACTGTCTTCCAACCAATTTTGTAAAAAGTCCGCAACAAAATCAACCATTTGAATTTTATTGTTAACCCAAACACCATTGTCTTCATTCATCCATTCAGGAACTAAATTTGGCACTAAACCAACCACAGGAATTTTACACTTCATAGATTCTAATGGGAAAGTTCCAAATGAACTTGTTTCGTCAATCCAAACTGATAAGAAACAATCTTTCATCGCATTTGCAAATTCACTCACAGACAATCCTCTCATATCTCTAAATGTTATCCATCTATATTGAGGAAACTTAATGTAGAAACTTTTAATCATATTAAGAGCCTCTCTTTGTTCTCTAGCGTGAATAGCGACGATAGGTTTTGCTGGTAATGTATTTGGTTTAAATTTATCAGAAATGAATGGTTTTAAAACATCAATTGAAATACCTCTCATAAGATTCTCAATATATTCTTTTTGTGCTTCAGAGGTTGTTATACATTTATAAAACCCTAATTGTGACCATGTCTGACCTGGTTGTAATGTTTCCAAGATATGGTCATGAGCCTGAGACAATACAATTTTACCACAAGGTAATTTTGAGATTTGACTCATTACAAACCCGTATAATTCAGGAATAACAATTAAATCTTCAGGTGCAATTTCTAAATTTTGACCTTCAATTGTTTTATGAGGTAATGTCATATATTCCTCACCTAACCATTCTTCCACACCAGTATAATCAGGTGTTTCATGTAAGATAATTGGGTTATATCCATTTTTTAATAATGCCATACCTAATTCGTATATGTAAGCGACTGAAGCTTTTGCATTACCTTTAGTGTCTTGAACTAAAAGATAAATTCTTGACTTTTTATCTTTCATGTTTTGAATCGACTGTTCTAATTTTGTAATTTGTTCTTGTGTCATGTTTATTATATTTTATTTATTAATTTTTTATACAATAGAGTATTAAATGCTAGTCTAAATGGGATTGATAAGTTGTTAGTACCTTTAGCCCCTAATTGTTCATCAATTTCTTCAGGTTCATCCATAACTATTTCTAACATTAATTTAATTGTTTCGTATTTAATTATACTTATGGTAGTCCCTTCAGTGTCACCTGATGTGACGGTTTTTTTTGCTTTTATTTGAACATAATCATCAATTTTATCCAAATCAATATAATAGTTTTCTCCTAATACTTTTAACATTCTAAAATTTGTTTTAATTTATCGTCCAATTCTTTTATTGATTTTATAGAATGGATTGTGGTAATATTCTCATTATAATCCGTCTCATATTTTATTAATATTTTATCTGACGGATAATCCAATAATAAGGCGGGATTTGATGTAAGTAAAATATCTAATTCATCCCACATTGAATTAATTGTTGAATTACTGTAAAATTTTACTTTTTCTAATTGACACCCAAATTTAGATAAAAAGAATAAGGATGCGGGTTTTGATTTACCTATCTCATCAGAAACAATTAATAAATCGTGGTTATCTCTTAACGATATGTAAATTTCGTTTAAATCAATAAATGTGTTATATTCTGAAGATTGTGCATGACCAAAAATTTCCATGGCAAATTCTTCATATAAAAATGAATATAACTCATCATCATCCGGAAATGAAAAATGTTCATTTAAAGTTAAACTATTTATTGGATAAGTCATTTTATATTCAAATGACTCATCGTCTTCAATACCATCAGTTTTATCGATTAAAAATTTCTGATAAGTTTGTTCAATTTTTCCTAAAGTATCTCTCAACACTCCATTAATTTCTATACCAATTCTCATATCAACAAAAGTTATATAAAAAAAAAGATAAGTAAACTAAATTGTGTTTACCTATCTTTTATAATGAAAGTATGTTAAAATTAATTTTCTTCGTACTTGTCTAATATTCTACTAATCAATGGATTTCTAACAATATCTTTTTTATCTTTAAACTCAAAAATTGATATTGTGTCATCGTCTCTAAATTTTTCGATAGCATCCCATAATCCACTATGAGTTTTATTTTTAAATTTATCTGATTGTTCAACATCTCCTGATATAAAGAATTTACTATTAAAACCAATTCTAGTAAGAAGTAATTTCATTTGACTTGGTGTAGCGTTTTGACCTTCTTCAAAAATCAAAATTGAGTTATCTATATTCATACCTCTCATAAATGCTAACGCAAAAACTTCAATAATGTCGGCATCTTTTAATTTTTCTCTAGATTCTTTACCAATAATTTTATTCATTAAATAATAAGAGGGAAAAATATATGGGTCTAATTTTTCTTCCACATTACCCGGTAACGAACCTAATTTTTCTTCGGCTTCAACCGCAGGTCTTACAATTATGATTTTTTCATAAGGAGTTTCAGGGTCGACTAATAAATCAAGAGCCGCTTTCATTGTTATATAACTCTTCCCAACACCAGCCGGTCCGGAACAAACAGTAATCTCACTTTCAATTAAAGTGTCGTAATATTTCTTTTGATTAGTTGTTAAAAATTTGTCTTTAGTTTTTCTTTTAATAACACTGGAAATAAAATCTTTTTTATTAATAGGTTTGTGTGTTGTTTCAGGTGTGGGTGTTGGTTTAGTGTTTTTTGATTTGCTGTACGTAGCCATTTAAATTATTTTAGTTGTTTAGTTGTAAATCTCAACAAATTTTTTTATTTCAGATTCAATATTATCACATTTTAAAACCTCATATGTGATTATTTTATCATATCCTAATTTTTTAAGTTCATTTGAGAAATTTATATGTGTTTCAGAAGTTATAATAGGTGTCAATTTTATTTCTGAAATATGTATATGGTTAATATAGTCATAATATTTACATAGTTCAGTAATTGGGTCATAACCTTCTAATTTTAAATTATGTGTATCAATCATTGTTTTAATGTTAACAAATTTATTATTTTTTATAAAATCAACAATTTCGTTTAAGTTATGAAAATAATTACCCCCATAAATTTTTGAATTAGGTTCAATAACTAAAGTAATGTTTGTGTTATTAAGTAAGTTATCAATTTTTTTAAATATTAATGACAATGAATCATCGATTACTCCGTTTCTCATTGTTGGAGACCCAAAAACCATAACATTAATATCTAATATTTTACATATTTCGATTAATCTTTTTATATGGTTATAAACAATTTTTTCATCTGTGATACCATCACATTTTATATTATAAAAGATTGATTGGATGGAGGGGGTCTTTATGTTGTAAGAATCTAACTGTTTTTTGTATTTAAATAAAACATCATTAGTTAATTCGTCCCAATTACCAATTTTAGTTAAAACTCCTTCAATGTTAATATTATGGTTTTTTAATATTGATAACATTTGGTCGTTATCCTCATTATCCCAAGCTAAGTTACTTAATGATAGTTTCATGTCTTTTATATATTTGTATTACTTAAAATTTAATTTTATTTATAATAAAATCAACTATTGATAAATCACTCTCATCATAAAGTAATAAATTCTTTATTTTATTAATATTTTCTATTTTAGAATCAATATTCAATAACTCTTTTTGCAATACGTCCTCAAAATTTTTTTCATTTTTATTTAAAATTATTGCAATGTCTTCAAGATTAATAATTTCCTTGAATACTTTTTCATATATTTCATAATTGTCATCAAATACAACCGGAATACATCCGAGTAATAAACTATGATAAAATCCTTTTCTTGATTTTTTATCTCCATGTGGATGTAATGAAAAATGGCTATTCAAATAAAGTTCATCTATTTCGTCGTAAGTTGTTTCATTATTAATACTAATCCATTTGTCATCAATAATTTTATTTGTGTTTAACACCTCTATGTTGTCAAAATATTCAATCTCTTCACGATATCTACCGGCATAACTTATCAAGTACTTTTTATTAATACTTTTAGGTATAATATAATCTTTTGGGTTTTGTTTAATATGGGTACAATAAGGGACGGGAATTTGATTGTTATGACTTAAGATATCTTCATAACAAACAAAATAAACATTTTCGTGAAAGTTAAAATAATTTAAGAAACATCTGTTATCTTCCCACATAACATCTGAATATACGAAAATCACTTTTTTACCATCATTAATACATTGGTTGATTAAAGGTAAGATTAAATTTATTTTATTAATAATTTGATTAACATCGTAAAAATATTTTTTTACCCAAGCAGAACAAAATAAATAAACCGGTGTAAAAACAATATCAGAAGTTTTGTAATCTTGAGTTAAATTTGGATGTAACCCAAACATATTGTGTAAAACAAGTTCTAAAGAATATTGAGACCTTAAAAATTTATAATCGTCAAATTTAATTACGTCGTTATTAATTATTTCATTATCATTTATATAGATTGGTAATAATCCCGAATTTAATTCGGTATCAATATTTAATATGTAGAAAGATTTATTATTGGACATATAAACTTATATTTAATAAGTATGAAGATTTTTATTTATAATATCAAAGAATTGGAAAAAATTATGTCATTTTATGAATCCGTTCCACCTGAAATGGATTTGTACGATATATTTTTGAGTAAGTTAAAATTAAATTATGAGGTGGTTGACGATATAAACGAATCCGATATTGCTTTTATACCAATTGATTTTATTAAATTAATTTTCGGAACTATAAGTCCAATTAATCATCACAAACTTTTTACTTTTTTAAAAAAACATGAAATATATTCTGACTTAATTCCAACTGTACAACCACCAACATTTGGTGTTGGGTATAAAGATAATTTTATTAAATTTTTTTGGAACAATTTTGTTAAAAACAATATTAATTCTGACTTAAAAATCCCACATTTTATTTTATACAGTTACGTATTATTTGAGACATCTTTTGAATCAATAGATAAAGATATATTTATTTTAAGTTATGAGGATGAAGTATCTTTATTTAACACTACCACAACCTTTAAATTAGGTACTCATAATAGAATGATTACAATTCCATATGTATTGAATGAAAACAATTCAATGTCAGTACCCTCAATGGGAAAAATAATTAATAGTGAAAAAACACGTGACTTAACCTTTATAGGTTCATTGTTTTCAGAACACAGACCATTAATTTACAGAGTTAGAAAATTTATAGTATTGTTAAATTATGAAGTTCACATTGGTGATATGTCAAAAATTGAAGAGGATTTGATTAAAACTAAATATTTGTTTGTATTAAGGGGTGATACACCTACTCGAATATGTTTTTATCAGTGTTTTGTCTATAACATAGTACCTATAATATTTGAAGAAGAATTATCATTATATCAAAAAATATTCACTAAAAATATTAATTTAAAAGATAGTTGTTTAATTTTACCAAATAAAGATGGGATGTCGGACATAGAATATTCAAAAATTGTTGATAACATATTAAACGAAGAACTATTAAATACAGATAATTATTTTAACAAAATTAAAAATCATGAGATATTATTTAACCAAATTAATTATTTTAGTGATGTGTGTTTACCAATAGAAATCTCAATGGAAAAAATAAAATTTAACTATTCTAATAGATTAATTTAGTAAAATAAATTCGTTTACCAATTTTTTAATTTCAATTAAAATATCCTCTTTAGGTTTTATGTATCCGGTTGGTGAATATTTGGTAGTATAATCATACTGTATTTTAAATTCGGAATGGGAAACCTTTTCTTTGTGAGATGGAAATAAATTAATTATTTCTTCACTTTCTAATGGTTCTGTAAATAAGTTAAATATAACTTCGTTAGGGTGTTTTTCACCATAAAAACTTATATCATCCACTAAATCATTTAAATTATACCATTGAAATGATGAATTTTTATTAATCATATGAATATTATTATTGTTCAATAAATCATATAATATGTTTTTTTTGATATTTTTACTGAATAAAGCTGGTAATCTAAAAATTTTTACATTCTCGTAGTTTAAATGTTTAATCACCATTTTTTCAAAAAGATATCTATTTGAACCATAAGAAAAATCTTTAAATATTGGTTCAAAATCTTCATTAACACCTACAGGTGAATTCCCATATACATCAATCGTAGATATTACGTACACGTTTTTATATTTAACACGCCCAATTAATTTAATAATATCGACGACAGTTTCAATATCTGTTTTAGTATCTTTGTTAATTAACCATTTCGTTGACGGTAAACAAGATAAATACAATTCACATCCATCAGGTGGTGAATAGTCATTAATTGACTTTGAATTATACTCAAAATCAAAATTTATACTTTCTTTTAAAGTTTGTCCTACTAAACCGGTGTTTCCTATTAATATTTTCATCGAACTAAGTTTAATTTTATATCTTTTGATTGAACTAACATATAATCTTTTAATTGAAATTGTAATAATCTTTCAGGGTACGAGCAATAGTAATAATACAACGAATCTACGTGACCTTCATGACCTTTTAAATTATAGTTCCCTTGTTCATGAAAAATATTTTTAGGAACTTTTTTAAATTGTTTTAAATTTTCATTAAAAAATGAATCATTTAGTTTATCATAATTATTATATAATTCACAATATTGTTTCATTGAAGATTTACTTCCGTAAGCAAATAAATCACATATAACATTTGTGTGTTGAAAAATATGAACTATCTTTCTATTGTGAGTATAATACAAACTGTCACACGCCCAACAAGATGTTCCATAGTCCATGTGAGTATGTTGATTGTCGTGATTAGGTGTGAAAATAATATCGTGAGTTTTTATATCTGAGATTGTTTTATCCGTTAAATTAAATGCTGTCATATCACAATCAAATCTAATTTTTAAAACCACATCATATTCGATATTATTTTCTATCGAATATTCTTCCATTAATTTATACGATTTATTAATGGAATATAATTGTGATTTAATAAAAATTTCCGGAGAAGAAAAATTAAAATAGTTATCTCTAATTTCTTGGGATTCAATCCATTCTTTATTATTTTCTATCTCATATTTTTTCACATTAGTAAATTTGTTTATTTCAGAGATTACTGATGTTGGAACAGATAAATCGTTTAATAATGTTTCATTACCTTTTAATCCAATATTGTCCCATGTGTGTATAAACACATGATAATTTTCATTATTACAAAATTGGGTAATACCTTTTAACACTGAATTTTTTCTAATATGCCCACTTAATAAAATTGCAATTTTTAAATTACCACTATTAGTATTTTTTGCAGGTAGATTCAAATACTCACTACAATTTAATATTTCATTTTCTAAATGTTCTACAGTTTTATTACCATGTACAATTAATTCATAGTTTGTAAAATTTCTATTTAAATACTTGTTAAATAGATATGATAGTTCTTCATTACTCATTCTTAATTATGTTTAAAATATAATCTTCAATAATATAAATTCCTTGTATTTTTCCGGTGAAACAGGAAATAATATTATTTGTTTGTTTTATTACCGGATATCGACTATCCGATTCGTCATTTACTTTACTTTTTATTGATAAAAAATATGAATCATATTTAAAATACTCATTAAATTCAGGCATGAATATTTTAACTCTATCTTCAAATTCTGTTATTTTATTTAATATAAACTCATTAGTTATTATTGTTTTATAATCATCAATCTCTTCAATAGTTGAAAATCTTTTTAGTGGTGTTAATTTAACATCTGTCAATGTGAATTTATTTTCCTTATAAGGATAAATAGAAAATAGTTCACCATCAACAAATGTAACAGAATCAAAGTCAGTTGATTTGATTTTATCGTAAATTAATGTGATTGTTAATTCATAAAAAAAATCATTATCTATCAGACCCATAAAATTATTTGTAGCGTCAATAACTAAATCAGAATTTTTTGATAGTTCTACTAACTTTACTTTATCAACTGTTTCATACTTAATTAAGCCGTTTAGTTCTTTTTCAAAATGAGTTTTAATTTTTTGAAAATTAATATGTTTTTCGTTTGTCAACAAACAACCTTCGGTGTTTTTAAAATTATGTTCAATTAAATCTGAAGGATACTCTTCAAAAATTTTTAAATAAGTATTCAAATCCATCAAGGATAATTTTTTAGGGACACAGTAAAAGTTTTTATCTATGTCTGTAACACAAAAACCATAATCATGTATAAACCTATAAAAGGTTGTTTTACATAAGTTTCTGGTTTCAAAGTTTCTGGCGTAATGATATCCGTAATGTAATCTATTTTGATTATTATATGAAGTTCCAATAAATATTTCGTCAGTTTTTTCGTATAATGTTACGTTATGGTTTTTTTTTAATACATTTGCTAAATGACACCCAACCCATCCTGTTCCAATAATTGATATATTCATTTTAATTATGTACGGTTAATATTTTGTTTATTTTTTTTGTTCTAATGTTAGGGTATTTCATACATTCTTCAACAAATATTCCGTCACAGTATTGTGATTCGGGTTGATTGATTCCCACTTTTTTTGCTATATCAGTTCTTAAAACAAATGAGCCCCAATCAATTCTACATTTAATTGGTATAGAATCCAATACATTATAATTAAAGTGATTATGAATACAATTGAACATAACCATATCACAATCAATTAAATTAGACATTAATTCACTCACAGTATTAGGTGTGTAGTAATCTTGAATAGATGTTTGTATTACAAATTCAGTGTCTATTAACTCTAAAGTTTTTTTTCTATTGTAGTGACCCCAAAAAGATGTAGGGGTTTCATTATTAATAATTGTTATTTTATCGGAATTAAAGAATTTAACACATTCTTCAATATATTCATTTTTTTCATCACAATGAATTATACATTTCCAATTAGAGTTTTTTTGTAACATTAGGGAACTTATAAATTGATAAGAATCTACAGTTTCTTTGTATGCGGTGGCTAAAAAAGTTATCATTATTTTACTATCTTAATATGTGTTTTTAATTTATCATAATTATTAATAACAAATGGTTTTAATATGTTGTTATAATCTTCAAATTGTTTTTTAGATTTTTCTTCATCATTATTTCTTGTTTGACTTTCATAATGATATGAAACTAAATTACTATTACAGTAATTATCTAAACCTAACATCAAACATTTCAAATTTAATTCAACATCTTCAAAACAAGTTGAGTATTTTTCATTGAAATATTCACATTTTATAAATACATCCTTTTTAATTATTAGTAACGCAGCTGTTGAACCAATAATCTTTCTATTAGTATTTGAAAAATTATAGTAACTATTTAGTCCGTGGTGTGAGATTAATAAATTTTGTTTACTGTCTAATAAACATATTACACCGTCGTGTTGTATTGTTTTATCTTCAAAATGTAATCTACATCCAACCGTGCCAACTTTAGGTGTTGTTTTAAAAATATTTAACATTCCATAAATTACATTATTCAATAATTTGATATCGTTATTACAGAATAATAAAAATTCGTATTTGTCTGTCACGTGATTTTTAACAACATCATTATTAATCTTTGCAAAATTATAATAATCATATTCAATTAACTTTATATTATTATAATCTTTTATATAACTTTTTAATGTTTCTTTTTCATCATCCGTTGAACCGGTGTCGGCAATAAAAATGTCAAATAATTCAGGGTTACAATGATTGTAAAATGAATCGACACATTCTTTCAACATTTCAATATTCCCTTTGGTTGGAATGATAACGGCTACTTTACCAATATTTTTAATTGGTTTTTCTTTTATTTCCGGAATGTAAATTTTTTCAGGTTTTAAATCTAATGGTAAAACGTGTTTCCATTTCTCCACAAACTTTTCTTTTGTTTCGTAAAATTCTTGGTTAGGTTTACCAACCGATTGATGTGTAATTTCAAAAGATGATGTAACACCAATCTTAACTCCGTCTAAATAATTTGGTAAACAAAATAAATGGTCATAAAAGTGGAATCTTCCAATACTTTCATCAAACGTATGTTTTATTTTTGTCTTATTAAATGATAGGAATAAACCGTCTATAGAAACTACGGGAATAATTACTGGTAATTTTGGTGAATACTTACTTAACCACTTATCTTTATCAGGTTGATGGTAAACTTGTCCCACCATTGTTTGTTGCATTTTTTCCCAAAACACACCTGATTCAGGAAAGTATGATGTACCGGCTTTTCCAATAATACCATATTCCGGATTATCGGAGTAATCTTTTAAAAGTTTTTTACCCCACCCATTTTCTAATTTAATATCATTATGGCAACAAACAACAATATCAAAATTTGAATGAGAAATACCTTTGTTGTAAATCTCACTCAAACTAAATTCGTTATTGTTTTTATATTCTAAAATTTGAACATCTTTTAGACCAACAGTTTGTAACAAATGTTGTTTAAATTTGTTATTAAATTGTTCATCTTTATGTGTTGAATATATTACTGTTATCATACCAATCCTGTCGAACCAAATCCGTTACTACCTCTTTCTTTATCAATTACTTCTTCTCTTTGGTCCAAATGAACCCAACCCCCATTTACAACGGGACACAATACCGCTTGACCAAATTTCATACCTTTATGGATAGTTACGGGGTGATTGTTGGTGTTAAAAATAATTCCCTTAACTTCTCCGGTATAACCATTATCAACAGTCCCCGGTGAGTTTAAAACCATAAGTCCTTGATTGATTGCCAATCCACTTTTAGTTCTAACTTGTATTTCATAACCATCTTTAATATCGAATGATAATCCACTTGGAACTAATGCTCTACCAAAAGGTTCAATTGTAACCTCTTCTACGGAGTGTAAGTCAAAACCTGAATCACTATCGTAATTATATTTTGGAGTTACTGCGTCAGGATGAATTTTTACAAACCCTAATGGTAGTTTAGTTCTTGAATTCATCATATCATCCTCAAGTTGTTTTAAGTCAAGTCCAAATTCTCCCATTATTTCTTCATAGGATAGTTCATCCAAATCAATGTTGGCCATTCGTTTTAATTCTTCGGCCTTATTTTTTAAGAAATCTAAATCTTCGTTTAACATTATTCTAAATTTTTTAATTTTTTTATTAAATCAATCAATACTAACACATCACGTTCACAGTATGCAGATATCTCTTCTAACATATTTTTATTCCAATATGCGTCGTGTACTTTATCTCCGGTAACATCACCTTCTTTTGGGGAAGGGACTTCCATTGAAGTACACATTAAATCCAATGAACCAATTGCGGTATATGCTCCGTATTGCCAAATTTCTCTGGTATCAATAGCTTTTACTTCCCACGGTTTTGTATCATAAGATGGTAGAATCGATGGGGGTAATAATCCGTTGATTATCATTCTTTTTGCTGTCATTGGAATATCAAAGTTTTTTAAATTGTGACCACATAGGAAAAAATCTAATTTTCCGCAACGTTCTAATAAATTTTGACATTCTTTTAATAATACTTTCTCATCATCACCTGAAAACGTTTGTTTTTTAATCTCACCATTTTCCATTACAAAGGCAACACTCATACAAACAATTTTTGCGAATTCAGGAACTAATGCGGTTCTTGTTGCAAATACGTGATTTTTTTGGTTTACTTCAATTTCCTTATCTTCAGGAAAACGTTTTAAGAACCAATCGTAATATTTGTCAAATTGTTTCGATAATTCAGGTCTTTTTTCTAAACAAGTGTCGTAATCTTTTTCAATTCCAACTGTTTCAATATCTAAAAATAATATTTTGGTTAATGGTATTTTAATCATTTGATTCTAAATTTTTTATAATGTCCGGATTTTGTTTGATTGTTTGTTTTGTAATTAAATCTTTAATTTTGGTTGTTGACCAATTGTGAGACCTTGTTGTGTAAATTACTTTGATTGGTAAATGGTCACCGGTAAATCTTTTACCGATGTAATCATCCCCCAATATTCTAATATCAGGTTTGTAAAATTCCATTAATTGAATCAAATCTTCTTCAGTTTGATAAGTTACTACCTCATCAATGTATTTGATTGACATTAATGTTTTATATCGTTCATATAATGGAATTACAGGTTTATATTTTGTAAATCTAGTCTCTGAAGGGTCTCTCTGTAAAAAAACCATAAAATAGTCACAATGACGTTTAGCCTCTTCAAAGGTATAGATATAACCCGGGTGAAGTAAGTCAAAATTACCTGCGGTAAAACCAATTGTTTTTTTTGTATTCATTTTTATTTAATTAAACTTTTGTAAAATTCTGCTCTTGTAACAGTAACATTATTAAGGTCATATTTGTCTTTTACTGTGTTATATAATCTCTCACCTAGTTCAGTTATCATTTCAGGATTTTGAACTAATTTTTTAATTGATTTTGACCAATCACTATGGTTTCTACTTTCAGGAATTAAAATAGCATTTCCATCGGCAGTAAATTCACCATTCTTTAAACAATGTTTTAAATCAATTGTGTATGGGCCAATTTCTGAAGCAATCAATGCTTTTTTATAGAACCCCGCCTCAATCACTTTTAATTGTGATTTCATTCTGTTGAAGATGTGATTTTTAATTGGTGCCAAAGATATGTCAAATTTTGAATAATTCATAGCGTAAGAGTTAACAGGTTTTGTCCAAACTCTAACGTAAGGTAATTCTTTATCTGAAATATAGTTTTCATCTTTAAATTCCTTTAAAAATTTAATATAATTTTCATCTAACGTTTTATAATTGTTTGTAAAAATTCCCTCATAATTAACCCACACTGTTTCGTGAGGTAAAATATCTCTTTTCTTTTGTTCTCCGGTGGTTGGATTAATTTCAGTTACAGAACCTCTTGTATCGAACCCACAAATTACATATTGTAATTTATCGTTGATGTCTTGATTCTTTTGAACAAACGCGTCTAATAAACCTAAATCGTGTAAGTGAGATGAACCTCCTAACCAACCAATTCTAATTTTATCAGATGGTGGTGTCACTTGATTAAATTGAGGTTCTTTAGGGTCGATTGCGTTTGGTAACACCAATACATTCTTATTGAGTTTACGAATTTCATTTGCAAATATATCCGTTGTTGTTGTTACCCAATCAGCTTCTTTTAAGTTTGCAACAATTTTTTCGTGAATTTTGTTTTGTACAATAATACTGTGGATTGGGTGGTCAACAGTAGGTAACCAATAATCATCAATATCAATAATAACAACTTTACCAATCGACTTTAAATACTTAATGATTGATGGTGTTTGGTCGTAATGACTACCGATGTTTCGGTGTACGTGAATAATTTGGTATTTGTCCCAATATTTAATATCGTTTATCTTAGGTTCGTAATCAATATCAACGTGAAAATCGTCAGGATATAAATTTTGTAAGAACACGTGAGGGTCAATAGACCTGAATTTACCAACTCCGGTTTTATCTGAAGGGAGTACTAAAACATTAATTTTTTCTTTCATAGTTTAATATTATAACAGAAAGTATAATTAAAGAGTGTTAGAATATCAACTATTAAGAAATAAAAAACCCCCAAGTTTCCTTGAGGGTTTAGTTTTTAGAGTAAATAAAGTTTAAGATATTTTTTTAATCTTAGTAACCTTACCCTCAAATATATGCTTTCCTACTTTAAAAGAAAATACTTCGTTTGATTTTTGTGTTGATTCGGCTAAAATTCCGTTTTCTTGTAGTACTTCCTCTACAACTTCTTTTAACATATCTCTTAATTGTTTGTTATTGAAGTTAGATTGAGGTTGAGTTTGTTCTTGTACTTTTTGTTTTGGTTGACCTACTTGATTGCCTCTTGCGTCTGTGTTCATTAATCTTGCTGCTTTATCAATTAAGTCATTAGATAGAGTTGGTCCACCCATACCTGCCGGCTGAGCTATTGGATGTTCAATCATCAATCGTTTAATCTCATCCGGTAATTTTGAAGCCATAACTCTATCTTGAGTCATTGGTTGGTTAACTTGTTGTACCGGTACTGAGGCTTCTTGTAACATATCTTGAGGTAAGTTATAAGTTGCCGGAGGAGCATTGTATGTTGCAACTTCAGGTGTACTATATGTGTCCATAGATGGTAGACCACCTCTTGGTGTTTGATTATGTTTTTCCATTATTTGTTTGGAAATCATAAGTTTTTGAATTAAATCATTTTCGCTTGTCATATTATTTTTTAATTAAACTTTGAGATTGTTGGATTAGTTCTGAAACTTTTGGTCTTAAATCATTTTTTTCTTGATTGGATAAATTTCTACGAATTTTATCTTCAATACCAGCATATATTCTTTTATATGATTCTGCGGCTTTAGATAAATCAACACCTTCTAATGAATCGGCACCATCTTTCTCAATAATATCATTAATCATATCATTAACTGTGGTGATAATTACATCATCAATTACATCATTAACTTCAACTTCAGTTTCTGGTGTAGTTGGTTCAGGTTCTTGTTGTGGTGTGACTTGAGAAAAATCAGCATTAATAATAACACGATTCATACTTTTATCACCATTTGGATTGTAGTTTGGTTTTGGTTCGTTAAATGTCTCACCTGTTGGTTTAAAAGAGAATATTTTGTCCGCTCTGAAAAGCCTCCATCCCGGTAAAGGTTGTTCACCTAAATACGCGGTGTGTGATGCTCCTTGAGAGTCCCACGCTCTTACAACAGGATTATCCGCTTTTGAATAACCAAAACAAACCGGTTCAATTAAACGTAATCCACGTCCACCTGGTTCATCCCCATCATAGTAAATTATAATCTTATCTCGTTTTTTTATAGCGTCGACTATAGAGTCAACTGACGCTATTTCTAAAATAAGTGATTTAAATGTGTTGTAAAGTTTCATTATGCACTTGGAGTTGTGTATGGTTTTACTTCTTTGTATTTGTTAACAACTATTTCAGATTTTCTTTCCATAATGTCTTGAATTGCACCCGCACCTTGGTTATAAACATCTAAAAATCCACCAGTACCTTTACCTTGTTCATCACCATCGGCTAAAGCGTCAGGATTAACTGATGAGTATTGATTTGTGATTTTAAAGTCATTCTTTGGGAATAACATTTTTCTTTGCATATCCGCAATTGCTGATAATTCATTTTCAGGTTGTGCGAAATCTAAAGGTTCTAAATTTGCCATATTAAATTATTTTTTTTATTAATTCGTTTATTCTTTTTAAACTTTCTGTAATATCTTTGTTAATATTACCGGTGGTTGAACTATGACTTTTACTTTGTCTATTCATTGTATTTAAATTATCTTTAGTGTGAGTTTGTATAAATTGATTTGGTAAAACTTCAGATTTTGATTTCTTACCCATATATACGTTATTTCTCATTCCACCTAATGTGTCGTTAACCCAATTTTTTACATAGTGTCCACCATTCAAAATAAAAGGTAAATCGTTTTCTAAACCATTAAAGTTATCAAACCAATTTTTCATTCGTTTTAATTGTTGATAAGTGGTTTCACGACTATCTCTTAATTCTTGATTTCTTTTAAATCCTTCAATGGTTGAATCATCTGTGTTTGCAGAATCAAAGCATTGTTGTAAATATTCTACAACATCTTCAGGTAATTGAACGGTATTTCCATATAAATCCTTATTCATTAGATTTTAACGCTTTGATTAACATATTGATACTGATACCTTCTTTATCGGCGATTTTTTTAATTGATTGAATATTTTTCAATAATATTTTACTTATTCCTTTATCTTTTACTACATCGGAATTATTTGACGATTTTTTGGTTAACATATCCTCAACCATTTTAATCATTTTTTTTCTTTGTTGTTCTTCAATACTATCTTTTTCAGACAATCTTTGTTTTAATTCACCATCTTCTCTTTTTTGTTTTGGTAATTTACCAAATTGTTTAGCTCTTTCAATCGCATTCTCAACACCCATTTCTTTAAGTGTTTTAACCGTATCTTTAAAATCCATATCTTTGGTTTCTTCATACCCAAATGCTTCAGAATAGTCAACCTCATTAATGACTTCATCAGAACCTTCTTCACTTTCACCATAATAAACTCTATAACCTCTAGTAAGTGGGTCGTTTGTAATTCTCGCCATAGCCACGGTCTGGTCCATAGTTTTATGAGGTGTTAAGGTTTGGTTAAGATATGGTATTTTTGAACTTAACATAGTTCCGTCAGAATCAACTAATTCGTCAATTTCTTTTTTAGGTTTAATACTTTTTAACTTTTTGGTTAACGCGTTTTTAGAAACTTTTGTTTTAGATTTTAAAACATTCCCAACAATATTTTTAACTTTTTTAGAATCTTTTTTATCGAAGTCAATTCTCTCATCATTCTTTCGAGATTCAGTTAAAGTATCCGCAATAGAATAATATAAGGAGATTTTGTCCGCTCTCTCTTTCAAAAAGAAGTAATAATTATTACTATAGTACTCTGTATTAAAATTTATCATATAACTTTTTCATATAAATACTTCGTTTTAATGTATTTATCATAAAAAAGATGGCACAACAAAATATAAATCAATACGTCTATCCAAATTGGGGTCTAAATTTTGCTTTAGAATCCTACGATATGTCTTTAACATCCGATGAGAGGGGATACAATGAAGAGGTTGTATTTTCCCCATATTTGATTGCTCAGACCTATGGTAATAGATTACCATTTTATTTTGACATTAATAATCCATTAAGTGTTCAAGATTTAACATTAACATATAAGGACTACAATCGAAATAATATTTTTGTTTCTCAAAATTTTTACAATCCTAATGAATTAGATATCACATGTTTTAAATCACATACTTCTTGTGATATTGGATTAACGGGTATTGATAATGGTTTGGTTACTAAAATGACCGGAGAAACAATTACATTCACTGAAGGATTATTTTCTGATGACTTAAAATTCAACAGGATGTATTTTGATAGAAGATTAAAATTATTCCAAGTAACCGGAAACACTCAATCTCCTAATGTTAGATTTTCAGGGTTTAATAAAACGGTTTTATATGAAGTTGTAAGTAAATATAGTCCTTATGAAGGTAGATACCACGAATTATATGGTGGATTCTATCAAGGGTTCTATAAATTATTTGGATATGATTACGAAATATTCCCTGAAAGAATGAATAGAGGGTGGTCTGTTGAAATGTTGTTAAAACCAAGATTATCTAATGAATATATTCCAACATCGGGAGAAACAACATTAAATAAAATTTACCCACAAAATAAAAACATATTTTTTTATTTAGGGGCAAGAGCGGAAAATAAATTTTATCATTATGCTAATGGAACACCAAATTGTTTTACGGGGTATACTCGTGTAACATCTGATTTATACAATTGTATTCAAACTTGTGCTTGTTGTAATAGAACGGTAACGGATAGTAGATGTATCTATGTTTATCCTCCGAGGTCATTATATGGTATTCACGACCCACACGTTAATTATGGATGTCACGAATGTCGTGGTATTCCTGAACAAAAAATAACTTGTGGTTGTAATTGTAATTTAGACCCGTGTGAATCTTGTGGATGGGAATGTCAGACACATACTTGTGCGTCAATTATTGAACCAACTCCAACACCTACACCAACACCGACCTCAACACCGACAAATTGTGTTCCGACTACACCAACGTGTACGGAAACTTGTAGTGATTGTAATCCTTGTTATGATTTTGGTAATTGTGAAACTTGTGTACCTACGGGATATTCATCAATAGAATATACGTGTGAAACAAATCCATTGTTTGATGCTATGTCTAACGCATTATCGTTTAAATTATGTGGTGACCCTAAAAACCCTCAAATAGGTGTTAAGGTTTTAAGATTTACCGGTGGTTGTGAAACTAGTGGAACTTGTTCGACTAGTGGATTAACTTATACAACAGGATATACGGTTACAGAATATTGTTCGCCTGGTGGAATTTATCCAACTTGTTACACAGAAAACCCTGCGTGGTTAGATGAGGAACATTGGTTTCAATTAGACGCTGTATGGGAAAGATACACTTGGCTTGATGATTGTGATTTATGGTATAGAGGTGGATTGGGTATTATTACTCAAGAACAATATTTAGAATCATTAGCTCATAACTCGGTATCATTAATTACCATACCATATACCTCACAATTAAACATCGACCCAGCAAAAATTGAATTGGTTAATTTAAATGCAAGATGGTTAGAGGAAGAAAAATACAGAAGAGGAAGATTAAAAATTTATATTAATGGTAAAATATTTTATACCATAGAAGATTTTCAAGAGATAATACCAAGAGCGTTAAGTACTGATAAGGAAAAACAAGTTGGTGTTCCTTTTAATATATCATGGGGTGGCGGAACTCAAGGTTTACGAGAAAATTTAACATTCTCATCTTGTACATTACCTAATGGACCATATCAACAAGACCCTGAATGTTTCCCTGTTAATGATTTGACAGGAACAACATTTAATGGTATGAACACAAATATTGTTATTGAACAAAATTTTGCGGGAACATTTGAAGGAGGAATCTCTCAATTTAGAATGTATGTAACGCCATTATCGGCTCCGGAAGTTAAACACAATTTTAATATATTGAAAAATACATTTAGAATGTTTAATCCTGATTGTCCTGATTGTAGTACGGAAATTTGTCCTCCGGATGATTTTACCTACACAATAGGTGATATCTCAACTACAACAACAACAACTATTCCTGTAACGACTACAACAACAACTATTCCGATAACGACCACAACTACAACAATACCTGTAACAACAACGACAACAACAATAATACAATAAGTAAATTAATATGTCACAGTCAATAATAATTAGAAGTATAAATTACGATGGGGAGATTGCCAATATAATCTTTACACCTGACGTTGATAATGTAGTAATTAATTTGGGACAACAAACATTGCCGTTTTTGTTTAGACCTTATTTATTAACACCACCAAGAGATGTTTATGGGGTGTATACAATTATAGTTATGTTTAATGGTGTCGAATGTCCTAACATTTTAAATGTTCCAAGACCAACCCCAACTCCAACACCAACACCAACTAAAACAAGTACTCCAACACCAACAGTTACACCAACGGTTACACCAACACCAACATTTGACCCATGTAAAGTTCCGACACCAACTCCAACACCAACAAAAACATCAACACCAACACCGACTCGAACACCCACACCAACACCGAGTTGTACCAACCCTTGTGGTTGTTCATAATAATATTAAATCCTCCAATAAAATGGGGGATTTTTTTGTTATATAAGAAAAAAAAATATTGTTTTTAATATTGGTGAGGCAAATACTAATTTCATAAGTATTTATAGGATAAATAAGTTTATACATATAGATGGCAAATATACCTATTTCACAGTTACCTCAAGCGTTTTCGGCATACCCGGAATCATTGTTAGTTATAGTAAACTATGACCTGGTACCTACAGGACAAACAAATTACATATATTATTCAGCATTAACCGCACAATTTAGTTCGGGTACATCGGGTACTTCCGGTACATCAGGTACAAGTGGAAAAAGTTTCATTTGGAAAGGTACTTGGTCGCCTTCAATTAATTATGATGATGGAGACGTTGTTTATTATAATGGTAGTTCATATCTTGCAACAACAACAATACCTTCAGGTGGAGGTGCTCCGGACACTAATTTTAATTGGGGTTTGATTGCTCAAGCAGGAACAAGTGGAACTTCGGGTTCAAGTGGAATAGATGGTACGTCAGGTACAAGTGGAATAGATGGTACATCAGGAACTAGTGGAACAGATGGTACATCAGGTTCAAGTGGTTCATCAGGAATAAGTGGTTCATCAGGTACATCCGGTTCATCAGGTACATCCGGTTCATCAGGTATTGATGGGACTTCAGGGACTAGCGGAACAGGTGGGTCTTCAGGAACATCAGGTTCTAGCGGAACATCAGGTTTAAGTGGGACTAGCGGTTCTTCAGGGACTAGTGGTTCTTCAGGAACTAGTGGTTCTTCAGGTATAAATGGAACATCCGGTACGAGTGGTTCATCGGGTATAAACGGTACTTCAGGTTCAAGTGGTTCAAGTGGAACAAATGGTACTTCAGGTTCTTCAGGGGCAAGTGGTTCTTCAGGAACGTCAGGGTCTTCAGGAACATCAGGTTCTTCAGGTATAGACGGAACAAGTGGTTCGTCAGGAACTTCGGGTTCGTCAGGAACAAGTGGTTCGTCAGGAACTTCAGGGTCTAGTGGTATAGATGGAACTAGTGGAACATCAGGTTCTTCAGGGACTTCGGGTATAGACGGAACAAGTGGTTCATCAGGAACATCAGGGTCTTCAGGTACAAGCGGAACCAGTGGTTCGTCAGGAACATCAGGGTCTTCGGGTATAGACGGAACAAGTGGTTCATCAGGAACATCAGGGTCTTCAGGTACAAGCGGAACCAGTGGTTCGTCAGGGACATCAGGTTCATCAGGAACATCAGGTTCAAGCGGTGTAGATGGAACAAGTGGTTCATCAGGAACATCGGGTTCATCAGGAACTAGTGGTGTTGATGGTACATCAGGTTCTTCAGGGACATCAGGAACATCAGGTTCTTCGGGAACATCAGGTTCGAGTGGGACAAGTGGTTCTTCGGGGGTTAATGGAACTTCTGGGACTTCAGGTTCTTCAGGAACGTCAGGGTCATCAGGAACTTCAGGTTTAAGCGGTGTTGATGGAACAAGTGGTTCTTCAGGGACATCAGGTTCAAGTGGAACATCAGGGTCTAGCGGTATTGATGGCACTTCAGGCTCAAGCGGTATAGATGGAACTTCAGGAACGTCAGGTTCTTCGGGTTCAAGTGGAACAAGTGGTTCTTCAGGAACATCAGGTTCATCAGGAACTTCAGGAACGTCAGGTTCTTCGGGTTCAAGTGGAATAGATGGTACTTCAGGTTCAAGTGGAACAAGCGGTTCTTCGGGTACTTCAGGTTCAAGTGGAACTTCAGGTACAAGCGGCTCAAGTGGAACTTCAGGGTCTTCAGGAACTTCAGGTTCAAGTGGAACTTCAGGGTCTTCAGGAACTAGCGGAATAGATGGAACTTCAGGTTCATCAGGAACTAGTGGAACTTCGGGTTCTTCAGGAACATCAGGTTCAAGCGGAATAGATGGTACTTCGGGTTCAAGTGGAACAAGCGGTTCTTCGGGAACATCAGGTTCAAGCGGTGTAGATGGAACTTCAGGTTCTTCAGGAACATCAGGTTCAAGTGGAACATCAGGTTCAAGTGGAACAAGTGGTTCAAGTGGAACAAGTGGTTCTTCAGGAACTAGCGGTATAGATGGAACAAGTGGTTCATCAGGGACTTCAGGTTCTAGCGGAACAAGTGGTTCATCAGGAACTTCAGGCTCTTCAGGAACTTCAGGTACAAGCGGCTCAAGTGGAACTTCAGGTTCAAGTGGTTCATCAGGAACTTCTGGTTCAAGCGGTGTAGATGGGACTTCAGGTTCTTCAGGGACAAGCGGTTCTTCAGGGACTTCAGGGTCTTCAGGAACAAGTGGTACATCAGGGAGTAGTGGTGAAAGTGGGATTTCCGCAGGACAAGTATACTACTTCAATGAATCACAAAATTCAGATGTTTCAGGATATAAAGTTTTAGCGACAGACCCATCAGGTGCTGCACAACAAACGGTTACAACAAATTTAACAGGAAGTCAACAAAATGTGATGGTTTCCGATTACATAACACCACAATTAGGTTTTGCCGTAATTCCGGGTGGTGTACAAAGATTTCATTTACATTACTTAAAACCGGCGAGTAATGACGATATTGATGCTTATGTTGAAATACAATTAGCTAATTCAACGGGTACCGCTATAGGACCAACAATAACATCTAATGTTGCGTTAATTGGTTGGGTTAGTGCCGTAATACCGGTCGAAGTTAATGTCGATATTGTATTACCAACAACAACTATAGACCCAACAAACAGAATGATTGTTAGGTTATATCTTAGTAATAATGATTCAACAGCGCATTCAGTTGTTTATTATACTGAAGGTAATTCATATTACTCATTTGTATTAACATCAGTTGGTGCGATTGCGGGCACAAGTGGTACTTCAGGGTCTTCAGGAACTTCAGGTTCATCAGGAACTTCAGGTACAAGCGGCTCAAGTGGAACATCAGGTTCAAGTGGTATTGATGGAACAAGTGGTTCGTCAGGAACATCAGGGTCAAGTGGAACTTCAGGTTCTTCAGGTATAGATGGAACAAGTGGTTCGTCAGGAACTTCAGGTTCAAGCGGGACAAGTGGTTCTTCAGGTATAGATGGAACATCGGGCTCAAGTGGAACAAGTGGTTCTTCAGGTATAGATGGTACAAGTGGTTCTTCAGGAACATCAGGTTTAAGCGGTGTTGACGGAACAAGTGGTACATCAGGTTCTTCAGGAACATCAGGTTCTTCAGGTATAGATGGCACATCAGGTACTTCAGGTTCATCAGGAACTAGTGGTATAGATGGTACATCAGGTTCAAGTGGAACAAGTGGTTCTTCAGGTTCTAGTGGTACATCAGGTTCTAGTGGTACATCAGGTTCTAGTGGTACATCAGGTACAAGTGGTTCTTCAGGAACATCAGGTTCAAGTGGAACAAGTGGTTCTTCAGGAACTTCAGGTTCTTCAGGTATTGACGGAACTAGTGGAACAAGTGGTTCATCAGGAACAAGTGGTTCGTCAGGAACTTCAGGTTCAAGCGGAATAGACGGCACATCAGGTTCAAGTGGTTCATCAGGAACATCAGGTTCAAGTGGAATAGATGGGACATCAGGAACATCAGGTTCTTCAGGAACTTCGGGTTCAAGTGGGACTTCAGGTTCAAGTGGGACATCAGGTTCAAGTGGTGTAGATGGAACTTCAGGTTCAAGTGGGACTAGTGGTTCTTCAGGAACGTCAGGTACAAGTGGTTCTTCAGGAACGTCAGGCTCTTCAGGAACTTCGGGGACTTCAGGTTCTTCGGGGACTTCAGGTTCTTCGGGAACAAGCGGGTCGTCAGGGACTTCAGGTTCAAGTGGTATAGATGGTACGTCAGGAACAAGTGGGTCTTCAGGTTCTTCGGGCACAAGTGGTTCTTCAGGAACTTCAGGTTCTTCAGGTATTGACGGAACTAGTGGTACAAGTGGCTCTTCAGGAACATCAGGTTCAAGTGGTTCATCAGGAACATCAGGTTCAAGTGGAACTAGTGGTTCATCAGGAACATCAGGTACAAGTGGTTCTTCAGGTACAAGTGGTTCTTCAGGAACATCAGGAACTAGTGGTTCTTCGGGAACATCAGGTTCTTCAGGAACATCAGGAACTAGTGGTTCTTCGGGAACATCAGGTTCTTCAGGTACAAGTGGTACATCAGGCTCAAGTGGAACATCAGGTTCTTCAGGGATTAATGGAACTTCGGGGACTTCAGGTTCTTCAGGAACATCGGGTTCAAGTGGTACGTCAGGTTCAAGTGGTACTGATGGTGGTAATCTAACAGCGTCTAACTATGTTGCTAAAGGTGTTAAAGGTGGTACAGCTCAAACTATAACAAATGGGTCTGACCAAGTCGTAACATTTGTTGATGAATTTGACCCTCAAGGGTGGATTACATCTAATAAGTTTCAACCAACAATTGCGGGATATTATAATATTCAAGTTGCTGTATGGTGGAATCCTGCGTCAACAACAACAGGTCAAAACAATATTCAGATTAGAAAAAATGGTAGTACACAAGTCGCAATTCAACAATCACCACTTGTGACTACTGAAGGGTATGGTCAAGAAATTGACATTATAGTGTATTTTAACGGTACAACAGATTATGTTGAAGTCACCGCTTATACATCTAACCCAACATCTCAAAATATAAACGGAGCTTCTTCAGGTACTTGGATTACAGGGTCATTAATTGTTGGTGGTGGAACAAGTGGAACAAGTGGTTCTTCAGGAACATCAGGGTCTAGTGGTACATCAGGAACATCAGGTTCAAGTGGAACTTCAGGTTCTTCAGGGGTAAATGGTACTTCAGGAACATCAGGTTCAAGTGGTTCGTCAGGAACTTCAGGTTCAAGTGGAACAAGTGGTTCTTCAGGTAATAGTGGAACTTCAGGAACATCAGGGTCTAGTGGGACAAGTGGTTCATCAGGAACTTCAGGAACATCAGGTTCTAGCGGTACAAGTGGTTCATCAGGTACATCAGGAACATCAGGTTCTAGCGGTACAAGTGGTTCATCAGGTACATCAGGAACATCAGGTTCAAGTGGAACAAGTGGTTCATCAGGAACTTCAGGAACATCAGGTTCAAGTGGAACAAGTGGTTCATCAGGTAATAGTGGAACTTCGGGAACTTCAGGTTCAAGTGGAACAAGTGGTTCTTCAGGTAATAGTGGAACTTCGGGAACTTCAGGTTCAAGTGGAACAAGTGGTTCATCAGGGTCTAGTGGAACAAGTGGTTCATCAGGTTCAAGTGGAACAAGTGGTTCTTCAGGTAATAGTGGAACTTCGGGAACTTCAGGTTCAAGTGGAACAAGTGGTTCATCAGGGTCTAGTGGAACAAGTGGTTCTTCAGGGTCTAGTGGAACAAGTGGTTCATCAGGTTCTAGCGGTACAAGTGGTTCATCAGGTAATAGTGGAACTTCAGGGACATCCGGTTCATCAGGGACAAGTGGTTCTTCAGGTAATAGTGGAACGTCAGGTACTTCAGGTTCTAGCGGTACAAGTGGTTCATCAGGTAATAGTGGAACGTCAGGTACTTCAGGTTCTAGCGGTACAAGTGGTTCATCAGGTAATAGTGGAACTTCAGGGACATCCGGTTCATCAGGGACAAGTGGTTCATCAGGTTCAAGTGGAACTAGCGGTTCTTCAGGTAATAGCGGAACTTCAGGAACTTCAGGTTCAAGTGGTACAAGCGGTTCATCAGGAACTTCAGGTTCTAGCGGTACAAGTGGTTCGTCAGGTAATAGTGGAACGTCAGGTACTTCAGGTTCTAGCGGAACAAGTGGTTCATCAGGTTCTAGCGGTACAAGTGGTTCATCAGGGTCTAGTGGAACTAGCGGTTCTTCAGGTAATAGCGGAACTTCAGGAACTTCAGGTTCTTCAGGTAATAGTGGAACTTCAGGAACATCAGGGTCTAGTGGAACAAGTGGTTCATCAGGTTCAAGTGGAACTAGCGGTTCTTCAGGTAATAGCGGAACTTCAGGAACTTCAGGTTCAAGTGGAACAAGTGGTTCTTCAGGAACATCAGGTTCAAGCGGTACTAGCGGTTCATCAGGTAATAGTGGAACATCGGGAACTAGCGGTTCTTCAGGTAATAGTGGAACTTCGGGAACAAGTGGTTCATCAGGAACATCAGGTTCGTCAGGTAATAGTGGAACTTCAGGAACTTCAGGTTCGTCAGGTAATAGTGGAACTTCGGGAACAAGTGGTTCATCAGGAACATCAGGTTCTTCAGGTAATAGTGGGACTTCAGGAACATCAGGTTCGTCAGGTAATAGTGGAACTTCGGGAACAAGTGGTTCATCAGGAACATCAGGTTCTTCAGGTAATAGTGGGACTTCAGGAACATCAGGTTCGTCAGGTAATAGTGGAACTTCGGGAACAAGTGGTTCATCAGGAACATCAGGTTCTTCAGGTAATAGTGGGACTTCAGGAAC